GGATGGAAACTTTAGCCCCCTCTTCCGGCGATTTCCCCACCGGCCCTGCCGCGTTCACGGTTACGCGTCGTAACGCGCACACGCTAGCGGCCCGGGCCGATGGGGTGGGAGTGGGGGTTAGGAGGAAACTAATACAACAAGTTCGCCGTTAAAGAAAAGGACTTCGCGATCTCCATATTTAGCTACTGCTTCGATAGCTTCGCATTCATCGGTTTTATGCACATCTGTAATTGTAAGAATAGTTTTAGCTCTCCAAGCGCTATTAGCATTAAACAATTCTCTAAATTTCATTTGTAAAACCTCCTTTTCTATGGTCTTATTATACCATACTAACGTGTTCATGTCAACACTTTCTTTCGTACTCACGAAACTTTTACATTGTTAACGATTTAACATAAATATAAAAGAACGCCGTAGCGTATTCACGCTACGACGTTCTAATGTTATGTTGACACAGTTGTTTAAGGTGTGATATTATAGCGGAAGATTATTCCTCGCCGTTGGTGGTGTCCATCTTGATTTCCTCGGTGATGACATCGCAGGCCGTGCGGAACACACGCCCGCCGATGAATACAATTGCCATCTGTTCGCCAGTGGCGTTGGTCACCTTGCCGTTGAGCACGGAAACCTTGTCCTTGGAGCCGGTGCCGGTGTCCATCAGGCCATAGCCGGAGATTTCGGAGAAGTCGGCGGCGTTTTCGACGCTTGCCACGGCGGCGGCGGCTTCTTCGTCGGTGATCTTGTTGCGGTCAGGGTCCAGGGTATAACCGGCCCCGTTTGCGGCCAGGAGTTCATTGGTCTTTTCCAGAGTATTGGTGCCGTCGGTGTACTTGTTCAGAATTTCGGTGTTGTTCATTGTGATTACCTCCATAATAGAATGTTATTGAAACGGCCATAGCCGAAACAATCAGAACGGGATAACGAAATTGACAGCAACATAATTGGAAGAGGGGTTGCTTGTATTGGAAAGCGTAAAATTCATGGTGCTGCCCGTCATTGCAACATTCATTGTTACAGATTGAGGATTAGAGTCACCGCCGGTATCGTATGCCATAACAAACGCAGAGCGAGAAATGCCCAGGGCTTTTCCGATGTCAAAGGAAAAGATAGGGTTGTCAACAGAGTTACCAGCAAAAACGAAAGAACCGATGATAAAACCGTGATTGTTTGCATCATAGCAGACGCTCACTTCCTTTGACACAAGACCGCTACCCGTGACACGTCCGTTTTTGATTGTAAACGTGCCAGCGGAAAGCGCCTCCTCTGCTTTGCTGAGGGCTTGCTGAGCTGTGGTAGAAGCGCCGGATGCCGTAGACTGCGCGGTGGAAGCTGCACTTGCGGCGGAAGTTGCTGTTTGCTGAGCAGTTTCCGCTACGGTTTGTGCGCTCTGCGCTGTCTGCTTTGCTTGGGTTGCGTCAGTCTGGGCGCTGGTAGCCTTGGAAAGAGCCTGATTCGCGATAGTGGAAACGCTGCCTACCTGAGATGTTGCGGCTTCCGCTGCACTCTGTGCCGCTTTTGCGGCCTCGCTTGCGGCGCTTGCGGCCTCACTTGCGGCGTTTGCCTGAGAAGCGGCGCTTGTTCCCTCGTCTGCTGCTCCTTTGATTGCGGTGTCAATAGCAAGCATGGCGCTATTGAAGTCGCCCAGCCACGAGGGCTTGTCAGTGCTGATAAACTGGGGAAGACTGTAGTTAGGGGTTTTGTTTGTAGATGCCATAGTGTTTTACCTCCTTTTTATGCACTTACGCCGGACCAGTCATAAGCGTAAGCTGTCAACTGTTTTCCGTCGTAGGTTTCCGCTGTGAGTTCAAGCGCGTCATAAGCACCCGCCGTGATGCCGCTTGTACGTAGATTTTGCCAAAGTTCGCGGAAAGCCTGCTCATAAGTGATATAATTGCCGGTATTCCCGCTAAACGTAAACAGGCGGTTCAGGTCGTTGAGAAAATACTGTACGCCGTACCGGTCATACTCCCACGCCGTCAACTCTTTGTTGTCGTACGCTTCGGCGGTTAGCTGCATACCGTCATACTGTGCGGCGGTGAGAGCATCATACCGGAATGTATCGTACATATCATTCAACGCCTGTTGAATGGTGGTTACTTTACCTGTTACAGGATTGAGCACATACACTGTCGTAAGGCTGGGAAGGGATTCAATCAGCATGGAGATTTTCAAGTCGGTGTACTCTTTGGCAATGCCAAGGTTTTCCTGTACCCGCTGATAGATAATTGCCATTTGGGTAGAAACCTGGGCAGTCAGTTGTGCAATCTGCGCTTTGGTATTCGCATCGATTTCCTGCACTCTCGCATTGACGTAATCCGTCATATCCTGGAGCTGCTTTGCAACATCCTGGGAAATCTGGTCAAGCTGGTCTTGCATGGCGTCCAGTTTTCCGTCCGTCTCTTCGGTATAGGCGTCAAACTGATTTTGCATCTGTTCCAGGTTTTGTGCCGCTTTTTCGTCGATGTACTGTTTTAACTCATCTTCGTATGCGTTCAGCGCGTCAATGATTTCATTCAGTTTATCGCGGAACGCGCACAAAGATTCGTAGTACGACAAAGCATCGTCAAATACAAGCGGGATTGTTTTAACACAAGGCCAGCACGGGACTTTTGTAATCTGTACCATTTTTTCACCACCTTTAATAAAGTAGCATAAACAATACTTCGGCGTCCTGGTAGAAAACCTCTGTAATGTTACGCATAGCGGAAAGATATTCCTCCATGAGTTTTGCTGGGGAGTAGCCTTGACGCCCGGTTTTTCGTCTAGAGATTTGCTGGGAGCGGTTTTCCTTTTCCTGTTGGTCTCTGGACGTTTCCGTATTTCCGTTTGTTGTTGCCGTGTTTTCGGTGTTTGTCCCGGTGGTTGTTGTGTTGGTGTTTGTTGTATGAGTGCTGGTGTCCGTTATTGAGGCTTCGTCCATGTATGTGCCATCCTCTAGATTTTGGATTGTAGATTGAGGGGTTGTAGAGTGACGGTATTTTTCACTGCTGGTTGTGTCTGTCGTTCCGTTTGCCGTGCTCGTGGTGTCGGCTTTGCCGGAACCATCTGTTGTGGATTCTACGGACGACTTCCCGTTTTCTTCTGTTGTTCGGCTGGAATTGTAGCCGGTGTCCTCCGTCTCTTCGGCGTCGTCCGTGTCCAGGAAATTAAACGACGTTTCAACTGCCGCCCATAGTTTGTTATAGTAAGGAAGTTTTAGCGTTATAAAATCTTCCAGATAGAGACGCCAGAGAGAAACAGTTTCCGCACCGATTTCGCGCATGTAGAAATGTCTGATAAAATCTTGTTCGAATTTGGCACGTTTAGAGTTGTCATAAAATTCAAAAGGAAAGTCGAACAGAATTGGAGCCGCGGCGGAAATAACACTAGACGGTTTATTCCCCACCGTTGGTGCTAGGGTTTTGCACACGCGTTCCAGTGTAATTGTATACTCCGCCATTGTTGGCACCTCCCATAATTTGCGCTAGAGTCAATCCGCTGTTAAACTCGACATCGACGTTAAGACCAAAAATTTTGTTGATTTTCTCCGCTGCCTGCTTTCTTGCGTTCAGCCGGTTTAATCTCAAAGCCTCTGTTGCTCCCATGTTAGATGTGATTTCACCAACAACTAGGCGCTCGGCTTTTTCGTTGGTGTTTGCCTCCACTCCAAGCAACGTCAAACTTTCTTCCAAAAGTTGACGCTTGAGCGTTTGGAGTTTGTCTGCAACAAAGGGTGCATTAGTGGAGATTACGGAAATAGGGTTAGCGCTCATTCCTTTGGAACCGTAAATAACCGGAATATTACCGTCGTATTTCATGAAGAGATTTTCCATGGAAAGGCGCTCTTTGTCGTCGCAGTTAATGAGAAGCGGTGTTTTCTGCGCGGTGATATTCACATCCATGGAAGTGTCCAGGTTGTAGAGGCGTTCCGCGTACATACGTACAGAATGGCAAACGGGATTCCGCGCGTAATTGTCATAGATGATTACACTATCGTCCGGGGAAAGCATACGACTAGTGTAGTTGTATGAAACCGCTTGCCTCATGATTGGATAACCGTAAATATCCAGGTCAGAGGCGGTTGCCATAGGAAGAAAAACCTCTTGCATAACTTCATCCTTAAAGAACACACCAAAACCGCGCCAAAATAAGACATTTTCCAGGAACCTTGCATCAACGGTATCAGGCAGGCCGGACCACTTGAAAACGGAAATGGCAATAGCGTAAAGGCGATTGAACCAGTTAGCGTATGTTGCATTGTTGAGCCACGCGCGAACTTCCAGCGATTTATATTTTTTACTCATGGTTTCACCGCCTTACACAATAGAGTTATCAAGTGAGTAGTTTCCTACGTCGTTAACATGCCAAAACGTTACGCCGCGATTCAGCATATTTTCAAACAAGGTTCGCGCTTCCACGGGTGCCGGTCCCTGAACTTCCGCGCCAATTGTTTTTACAAAGTTCCATGAGCGCCGTCCTTGCGTGTTCGGGTATTTAATCTTCCCGACTTTATAACCGAACTGGGAAAAGTAGTCGTCAATACGCTCTGCAAACTCTCGTCGGATGTTTACAGCATAGAACGTTACGCCAACACGTCCAATTCCAGCTTGTAGGCTCTCCGTTTGAGCTTGCCCGTGCGAACTATCAGGCAAGGCAGACATGTGAGAATATTCAGCAAGGGCGCCCGTAGCAGATTGAAGCAAACTTTGTGCCACGCCTATTCCGGCTCCGATTGCAGCACCGGCAACCGTTCCAACGCCAGGAGCGATTGCAGTACCAACCGCCATACCGCCTGCGGCGAGAGTTGTAAGGCTAGACAGACCAGAACCGATGCCGGACGAAACAGCGCCGCCGATACCAGATACTAGCATAGACGTTTTGTTTTGTGCCCACCACGCCTTGAAAGTGTCACCGCTAAAGCCACATTGTGGGAAGTTCTTTACTGTCAATCCATTGTCAAAATCGCGCGTTAGTCCACGATAATTTGTGGGACCAACATAACCTTCCGGCATAGTGACTGCTACGGCGATACTCTCAAATGTTGCTTTGTCACCGTCGAACAATTCATAACGGATTTCATTTGCACTTCCCGCATTGTTGTTTAACACGAGGTAGTTATAGGGATAGCAGAAAAGCTTGTTATTTTTCGGTACATAACCATCAATGTCGTGATATGGTTTTTCGAGTTCTAACGTTGAGATTCCCGGGTCATCTATTGTCCCATCGTCAGCCAACAGCGGGAACATATACAGGCAGATAATAGCATTTTCTAAGCCCTGGTCGATGAACTCTTGTATTGTCTCTTCTGCAACATTTGTTGTTTTGAAGCGATAAGCCACAAGGCCGCTAAAGACATTATTGTAAACGTCGAAAGTGTGGTCGCCGTTGATGTTTTGCGTGGTCAGCATTGCAATTCCCATGCCGCCAAAGTTTTCAGTTCTTGCGGAGTTAACGACATACGGCCCGCATTCAAGACCTTCTGGAACAGTATTAGCGCCGACGGTATCGTTGTTGACGTGTTCCCGTTCAACAAAACAGGGTGCCACGTCAAATTGAAAATACCACGTCTGGAAAAGGTCGGGTTCAAAGTAGATGTTTGTTACTCCGTCTGCGACATATTCAACACGCGTAATAAACGCATAAAACCATTTTGTGCCGTAAGACGGATTCTGGTACATGATGTAGTTGCAAGAGATAACCTGCGCTTCAGTCAGATTAACTCTGATAGGATGCTCTGCATCGTTGCGAATGTAGGAAAATGCGTTCCCCATGTTAAACGCCGTTTTTGACATCATGTAATTTTGCTGTTCCTGTAATGATTCAAAACGGCGGACATGGTTATATTCGTTGTTCCACTGAACGTCTCGCAAAATGCGTAAAGAACTAGAAGGAATTGCCACGGAAATTCACCGCCTTAAAAGCCGCTAACTTTTTTCTCCGTTCCGCTGCGCTTGTCAAACCTGTACACGTTCACCCGTGCGTCGATGTGGACGAACGACTGATACAAGCCGATTCCGCCCGTGTTGCTCATAACAGACTGAGCGGCGCGGGCAACGGTGATAGGCAGATAACCGGGGACCACAATATCAGCCGCCAGTCCATAAAGGTGATAAGACGCAGATGCACCGCCGACGGCTTTATTGTGTGCTACGGTGCGATAGCCGGAGTTGATGACGATAGGAGCGCCGCCCAGCTTTGCTCGGATTTTTTCGAGAATAGGTGGAAGTGTGGAATGTACCAGAACAATATTTGCCCCGTCCTGACTTTGGAACTCCTTTACGGTAAAATGGGCGGAAACCTTAACAGCGGATTCCGCTGTTGTATTGTAGACATTGGAACATACCATTGTTAGTTCTCCTCTTCTTTGTTTTTCAGGATGTCGATTGCCTCCACGATTTTCTGAGGGATAGGAACACCCATAAGACCGACGTTTTCAGTGATAGACGCGAGGTCGTTTACGATATACGCAAAACAAACAGAATTGCGAATAACCGTAGTATCGAGAAGGATGTCCAGGCGGTACGCGATGAACACCATTAGTATAATTACACATTTTCTTACGATACCACGAAAACCAATTGCGCTTGAGTAAGCCCCGGTTGCGGTTTTGTTGGAAGTGTGGAAAACCAATGCCACAATCACGCCAGTGAAGTAATCCAAAAGCATGACAATGAGCAGTGTTTTCAATACTACGTCAGCGCCGCCTAAAAGGGTTGCCACTCCGCCTGCGATTACACCAATTACCGCGCTAACGTCGGAAATGGTAGGAATAAAATTTTTCATTGTTTCATCCTCCTGCCGGTCCCCGTAAACCGGGGACCGGCTTTGACGTTAGGAAATAGTGACGGATTTAGTGCCGTTCTTTGTGCTGTCAACAGCGGAAACGGCCTTAACCGTGAAAGACCCTTCAGCATCCGCACTCACGGTAACGTGGCCCATGCTGTCAATTTCCACCGTTCCGGCGGTTACACTGCCGGTATCAACGGAGAATACAACACCCTTGTTCGCGAAATCCCCGCTGGTCACAGTTGCGGTATACACGGCAGTATTACCCGGAGCAACGGTGCTGGGGCCATTAACGGTAACGCCGGTGATTGTAATCTCCGTAGATGTGAACATGACAGCGTTCGCAAACGGAGACGCTGAGTAAATGCGCCACGCATGAAGAAATTCATTCCAGCGAAGATGGATAGCGTCATACTGTTCTGTGAACCGGTCCGGCAACACATCGTAAATCCGGTAAAACTCCCGGTCCATGGCAATGGCCTTGATAGAAGAAAGCGCTTCATTTTCGTCGTCGGTAATCTGCTGGAAACCGGGGTCTTTTTCCAGCAGTTTAGCAAGCCGCGCTTTTTCGTTCTCATTGAACGCGAACGTGTCCACCATTGCCCGCCGCCCGATGAACTCCGCGCGGTCGATATTGAACGCAGAAGCCAGCACGTTTACATCGTTCTGTGCGTCAAAATTGGACGTTGTGAGGATGTACAGCCCATCAACGGGCGTAAAATTGTTGACTCCCGCAACGTTGAAACCCGTAGAATAGAACTGGAACCGGTTGGTGACAGTCTTTACTGCCGTTACCGTCTGTTTCAATTCGTCGGCTGTCACGCCTGCGGGGATAGTCCATGCTCTGATAGAACCGTCCAGGGCCAGACGCGCGACTACATATTTCGTCATGATATACTCGTCGTAGCTGAGACCGGAATAAAGGCTTTCAACCTTTCGGGAAATCAGGTCCGTTACGCCATCACGGGAAAGGAACGCAAGCCGCAACTCGTTGTCGTTAATGCTGATCGGATAAACCGTCTGCATATTCAGCGAGTGGAACGCGCTGCGCACATCACCCTTGTAAAGTTTGAACATGTCCAGAGCCTCGCCGTTAGCATTGTACGGCATACCCTCTGCGGCGTTGACGAAAACTTCTTCTTCCGTCTCGCCGTTCTCAAAAACGCCCTTTTTGGCCCACGAAAGCGGGTTGGAATAACGGCGACTGGTAACCACCACAAGGGCGATTCTGTTTACCAGTGCGTTAACAAACTCATTCATGTGCGGCTGAAATGCCATAATCTGCATACCGGCGGCACGAATGCTTTCCGTCGTGTCCTGTACTTCAGGAATTGCGTTCTGATAAGCCGCGCTTGCGTTATCTCTGATTGTGTTAATAATTCCGGCACTGTTCGCGTTCAGTGTGGAAACCGTAGGTCGGAACATAGTTAACCCTCCTTAAAAAGATTGTCGAAAGTCCGGCGCTTGTTCATGTCTCCGCCGTCGTCAGTAACGGTGGAGTTGTCGCCGGGGTTGTCAGGACCACCGGACAAAAACCGATGGACATATTGTGCGCGGAGTTTGTTGTAATCCTCTCGCGCTGCCGCCTCTGCTGCGGTGGCTGTTTCCACGGCACTGTTCAATCGGTCGTTTTCATCCAGCACTGCACCCATGATTTCCGTTTGACGCTCAACGGTAACCCCGTCGGCGGTCATTTCGGAAAACATGGCGGAAAGTTCCTCTCTTGTCATATTAAAACCTCCTTTTCTTCATCCAGAATATCCACGGCATAGAACTGCCGGTAGGACCGGGAGAGATGCCACCAACAAATTGAAACCAAAACGGCGCGTAACCGGCGCGCACATTAGCAGCCGTTTCTATGTCTGTCGGTCGTTCGTAATTGTAACAAAAAGCGCGGGCGAGATACGCAGGTGGTTCAACCGATTTTGAAAACTCCGTAAATGAGAGCGGATATAGCTTTGTCTGGTAGTATTGTTGATTGTTGTCGAACTCCCATTTTATCCGCGCTAATTGGTCATCACCGTTTATATAGTCTCTGCCTGTTTGGATACACCACGCTATCAAATTTTCTGCTGGTGTCCATTGGACTAGTCCAAAACCATAATCAATATTCCCGGAATGACCATCTTCCCATCTCTGCGGGTTAACGGTGGATTCCGCTTGCATGTTAGCTAACATTCCGGCGATTGCGTTTCTTGACCATTTCAGGCTAAGAAAATACTGTGCTACGATTGTGGCGTTATTCTCCATTTCCGCCTGGTCTAATGCGCGGTCACCACCTATCCAGGCCATACAATCACCGCCCTTTATAATAGTATACTGCCTTATAATGCATTTGTCAATTTGCACAAAATTCATTAGTTATTTTTTATTATTTTTTAATCATGAAGAGTTGTATATTTACCGGGTTTTTGCTATACTATTCATAGGGCAAAGCCCGAATACATTTCAGGAGGATTCATTCATGAAAATCTCTGTACCTTGCACGCGCGTCCGTTACCGTTATATTGACGGTGACACCATTGCCAAGAAGGAGTATTACACAACAGAACCGCGCTACTCTGAGCGCAAGGCCGTGAAGGCTATCCGGGAACAGGGCATTAAGAACCCCGATGTCACCGCCATCGAAAAGACTGAGAAAGTCTACGACATCCCGGAGGACGTACTTTCCGGCTATGAAGTGAAGGAAACCGCCGAAGAGGCCAAGACCGAAACCGCCGAAGAGGCCAAGAACTGAAAGGAGTATAACTTATGTCTTTGAAAACTGCTATGATTCGGGCATCCCAGAGTGAGGACGCCCGCCCTTCCACCATCGTTGAAAACATGGTAGCAACCGGTTCCTACTGCTCTTTCCCCTGCACTACCACCGAAGAGAAGAAGCGCGTTTTCAACGCTATCAATGCCGCCGATGTGCGGTTGCGCTCTGCCGTCAACATGAAAATCAATGTGACCGGCGTATATATTGAACCGGTGGAGCTGGGCAAACAGGACGCCGAGGGGAACCCTGTTTACGTCGTCCGCGAGGACGGAAGTGTTGTCGAAGAGGACGGGGAGCCGGTCCAGAAAACGGACATCTGCCCGCGCATGGTAATCTTTGCTGACGACGGCAAAACCTACGGTTGCTGTTCTTTCGGAGCGTATAATGCCATGAAGCGGATTTTCAACCTGTTCGGAACCCCGGACACCTGGGCCGAACCTGTTACCATTATTCCCCAGATTGTGGACAACGGCAAGAAGCAGATTCTCACTATCGCCCTGGGGTAATCATCATGCGGCCCGCCATTGATTACAACCGGATTAAAAACGAACTTGTCGCGAACAACATTACCCAGCGCACACTCGCTGATAAGTTGGATGAATGTGAACCCACGGTCAACAGGAAATTAAACGGAAAGCGCCAGTTGTACGCCTGGGAATTAATTGTAATTGCACAAATCACCAATAGGCCGGTTGAGTTCTTTCTAATCTAATTAAGGCGGCCCGTCATAACTGGCGGGTCGCCTTTTTTTCAAAGGAGTGTGTTTATGGCAATTAGTAAGAAAGCGAAGGCAGACTTAACAAACGCTGTCCGCCGTTATAACTCCATGCGCACTAAATTCATTAACAAAAACCATCCATCCTATGAAATCCCGAAAGCCGACTTGCAAGCTGTGTTAAAATCTGCTGAAAACACACAGCAAGTACGGGAAGAGATTAAAGCGTTAAATGACCTAAAATCGTTGACGGATTTTAATCTTTCCCAACAAACGGAACTTCCTGTTACTGTTGCGGAAATGCGGACCTTCAAACGCCTGAATAAAACCATGAAGGCGCAATATACGAAGCAGATAAACCAACTAAAAAAGTTGAGAGAAACGGCGTCTAATGAAGAGGTTGTAAGACTAACGCAAGAGATTCAAACGTTGGAATCTAAACCGGCGGACACAGGAGCGATTAAAAATGTGCGTGGGTTTCGTGGAGCTATAAAGCGTTACAAAGCCGAACACGCTAACGTAAAAGCGTTTGGCACATTCAAAAGACCGGTTGACGCTGACACAACACAAGACCATTTTATTGCCGCAATGCGTTCTATGGGTTTATTGATGCTTCCTCACGGTCAGGAAATCGCGGATAAGATTGCGAACATGAGCGCGGAAAAGTGGTTCTCCCTTTGCAAATCACACCCCACTTTCCTAAATCTTGATGACTATATCTATAATCTATCAATTGATGCTTACGCAAAAATAAACGCTTTGGGCAACTTATTCAAAGTTGACATTACGGCTAGTGAGGCCGTAGGGGACGATGAAGAGGCATACTAAATGCGGACGTCAATTAAAAACTCTTGGTCGTGCGATTTTGAAACAACCACGGACCCGGACGACGCTCGCGTCTGGGCCTGGGTAGCTATCAATATAGACGACACTTCTAAACGTTTCTATGGAAATGATATTGCAACATTTATGCAATGGGCGCTAGAGAAGTCAAGAACATGCTATTTTCACAACCTAAAATTTGATGGTTCTTACATCCTGGATTATTCAATAAGAAACGGCTGGGAGCTGAACAAAGATATAAAGGCCCTGGAAAGCGGGCAATTTAACACTCTTATTTCAGACAAAGGCTTTTTCTATACGATGCAGTTCAAACAGGGCAAAGCAAATCTAAAAATAATTGACAGCTTAAAGATTATAAACTCTAGTGTTGAACGTATTGCAAAAGGATGGAAATTACCTGTTTCAAAGCTATCTATCAACTATCACGAAAAACGGGAAATCGGACACCAACTTACACAGGAAGAGAAGGATTATATAACGAATGATGCTCTAATCGTCGCTATCGCTTTAAAATCTCTGCTTGAAAAAGGTATGACTAAAATAACGGCTGGCAGTAATGCTTTCGCGTATTATATTACGTATTGTTGCGGAGGCAAAAAGGGTTTTAGAAAAACTTTCCCCGTGCCGGAAAACGATGCATTTATTAGAAGAGCGTATAGAGGGGGTTTTTCATATGTCAATCCAGCGTTTCAAAATAGAATCGTTGGGGCAGGCCGTGTATATGACGTTAATTCTCTATACCCATTTTCGCTACATTCCCCACATGCTTACCCATACGGAAACGGCGTGTATTATACCGGAGTTTATAAAACAAACCCAGATTACCCATTGTTTGTGTGTCACATTGAGGTTATGTTTCACGTGAAACATGAGCATCTTCCAATGATTCAATTAAAACATACCCCTGGATATATACCAACGCAATACGTAACAGAATCACGGGAGCCGGTAGAACTATACCTAACAAGTGTTGACTATGCACTTTTTCTTGACCAATACGAAATTGACTATATAAAGCATATTGACGGCTACATGTACAAAGCGAGGGTCGGTATGTTTGATAGCTACATTGACCATTGGTACCAAACAAAAGCGGATTCTAAAGCGGCTGGGAATATGGCAATGTATCAGTTATCAAAATTGATGCTAAATTCATTTTATGGCAAACTCGCCACCAATCCGCAATTTGCAAGTCGTTGGCCTTACATTGACGAGCGCGAAAACATTTTGAAGTACGCCGCCGGAGACATTGAAACAAAAGAGCCTGTTTATATACCGGCGGGCGTGTTTTGCACCGCTTATGCGAAAGATGTTACTATCAGAGCAGCACAGAAATGTTATGACCGTTTTATGTATGCTGACACTGATAGCCTGCACGTTATAGGTGATTACGACGTACCAGGAATAAAGGTTGATGAATATGAACTTGGAGCGTTCAAACATGAATCCACTTTCACACGCGCAAAATATCTCCGCGCTAAACTCTATATTGAAGAGATTGACGGCAAACTGGATGTCAAAGGCGCGGGCATGACTAACGAAGTAAAGAAAAACGTCACTTTTGATAACTTTGAATTTAATACCAGATTCCCCGGAAAACTAACGCAAAGAACGGTTCCAGGTGGAATTGTATTGATGGACACCACATTCACAATCAAGGGTTGACATTCCGTACTGACCATGTTATATTATTCATGCAGGTTACGGAAAATAAAATGGCATTCAGTTGGGCCGAAACCACCGGGAACACCAACCGGACGGCCCACTTGTGGGGTGGTTCCCCGTTTGTCAATTTTCCGTAACCTGCTATTTTTAGGGGTGATTAAATGTTTTTTGACCCGAAACCAAGAATGACAAAACAGCGGCTTTTTAATTTCTTTGTTGGTTCTCGCGGTGATGGCAAAACAACTGGTTCCCGCAACTACGGCATAGACGAATACGTAAAAGCGAAAGACCGAGGAGAGCGTTACGAAATCGCATATGTCAGACGCTATAAAGAAGAACGGAAAATAAGCGCGTCAAAACTGTTTGCTGATATAGGCAAGTTTAACTATGGGATGACGTTCAAGACGAAAGGTCTTGATACGTTTATTGACGATGACCATTTTTGCCATTGTTACGCACTTTCAGTGGATTCAAGGATTAAAGGCGCTGCCTCTCCCGATTTAAGACTAATCATTTTCGACGAATTTCTGGTGGACCCTAAAAAGTCCCGCTATCTACCGGATGAAGTAAATACATTTCTGGGATTGTATGACACGCTGGCGCGGCCTACGGACCCCACTAGAAAGCCGGTAACAGTGCTTTTCTTGGCAAACTCCTTTTCAGTTAACAATCCGTATTTCAACTTCTTTCACATCAATTTCCCAAAAGGAAAAAATACTTTCATGACAAAAGAGATTTATGCGGAAATCATACAAGACCAGGAATTTGAGGACCACGCAAGAAACACGAGATTTGGTCAATTAATCGCCGGGACGGATTACGCACGACATTCTATTGAAAACGAGTTTGTTCTTGACGATAATTCGTTTATCTATCCGCATTTTGATAAAGGACAATTTCTATTTACTGTTAAGCTGAAAGGGATTGTATATGGGTGTTGGGTAAATTGGAGAAACGGCACACTATACATTTCAACAAAATATGACCCCTCTTGCCAGTGTAACTATGTATTCTCTAGGGATGATTATTCCCCCAACCTTTTAACCGCTAAACGTTTCAAGGAAACCTTTCACGGAAAGTTAACACGGGATTGTTACAACGCAGGGGCAGTATACTATGAATCATTAAAGGTTAAAAGCGCGTTTATGGAAATTGCCAGATTAGCTAATCTATGATTGACTGATCATAGCCAAAGTGTTATAATGTATTAAAGGGGTGATATTATGACACTTGAAAAATCTATGAACTGGTAGAAAGGGGAGTACTTAAAAAGCACCACACCGCAACACATCCAGGTTATGTCCGAACCAACGAAAAACAAATATTTATTTACCATGGGAGATTCGGTAACGGCTACAAAGTGTTAGAACATAACTACCTTTCTAACCGGTATTGCATCGTCACATATTTTACGGAGGTATAAGGCATGATAAAACGTTCTATTAAAATGGCAATTTCTCTTTTCGCGTTTTGGGCTGGCGGGCTGCTCCTTTGCGAGTTCGGTGCTTGCGTAGCCGGTGCCGCTGGTGTAATCCTCTGCTACTATTCCTGTAAATCTTTGTGGGAGGTTATCGACTGTGAGTAAATACAGCATTACTCCATATAATGAGCCGGGAAGGTCAATATTGATTGAGGCTGTCAACACGTATGCGGCGGCGGAAACTTATGCATATTTGAACGGTGAGAAAGACGTTTACATGGAAACCCCTCACACGTTCACAACAAACTGGGGAAGATATATGATTGTAAAGAAGAGATAATATGAATTGTTGACATGAACACGTTAGTATGGTATAATAAGACCATAGAAAAGGAGGTTTTACAAATGAAATTTAGAGAATTGTTTAATGCTAATAGCGCTTGGAGAGCTAAAACTATTCTTACAATTACAGATGTGCATAAAACCGATGAATGCGAAGCTATCGAAGCAGTAGCTAAATATGGAGATCGCGAAGTCCTTTTCTTTAACGGCGAACTTGTTGTATTAGTTTCCTCCTAACCCCCACTCCCACCCCATCGGCCCGGGCCGCTAGCGTGTGCGCGTTACGACGCGTAACCGTGAACGCGGCAGGGCCGGTGGGGAAATCGCCGGAAGAGGGGGCTAAAGTTTCCATCC